AAGAATAACTGTTTTATGTCCAGCAAGAAACAATGCGCGCACCATTGTACGTGCAGTGGCCCAAATTTCATGTTCAATTGGTCCCCACCATCGTCTACCAGTTTTAGCAAGCCGGATTGCATCTGGACATACTACTGGATAGCCTTGTGCTAAAGCCCAAGTGGATTTACCAGATCGTGGTAAACCTACCATCATAATCAGTTTATTATCTTTACTTTTAGGCTCATACATGCCAGCGTCACAATCTCTATCTGCTAGTATCATAGACATGCCCTATTTATCATAGCTGTGAGCTATTAATTCTTGGATATACTCCCCCCTATCTATCGGTGTATCCAACTTCCAAGTTGGTTCCCTTTCATCTAGCCACATAAGTGCATCAGTGATAAGTTTTCGATAATTTTCACCATACTTTTGAATAAAATATTCGACTGTCATAATCCAACTTCACTCATTAAGTCTATCTTATATCTTTGCGGGCCTTTCTGCTCATTATCAGTTTTGAGGCTGACTGGAAGCCTCCAAGTAATTCCATATTTAGAATTTACCCCATGAACCAATTGTTTAGGTTCTGAATACCCACTGAATGCATTATAACTATATGCATCAGTAGCAACCCAAGCGCCATTTACTAACAATTCACCGTCAACATCAGTTAATGTAGTGGGTCTATGAAAATGACCACAACAATAGTATCTGATATGAGTATTCATTGCTTGATTCAAGGCCATAATTCGTCGTTGTCGGCGTTCCATTCCATACCATGGAATACCCATAGACGATTTGATATCATCGCCATGAAAACACTGAAATCCTACACCACCAATAGCAATATTAATACTAAATGAATCTGGAATTACAAAATTAATATTTTCAATATTGCGGCAATACATGCGAGCAGTTTCTGCTACTAAATAATCCCAATTATCATGGGCACCATGATAATCTTTTTTAATTGATCGTCTACCATGATTCCCAGGTACATATACTACATTCACTGCCTCAAAATACGGGGCTAAGTCACGATACATTAATGCATGTAATTGTCCAATTGCAAGGGAATTCTTAAACATATTTCGGAAATAAGACCGTTGATTCGCGTTATGAATTTCACCAGAAGTATGATCTCCGTAAGCCAAAACAGTTAATGTCGGAAAATAGAATTGCGGTGCCAAAGTTTGTTGCGTCCACTTTAATACTGTATCTACATAATGTTCAGCACGACGCATACTAATTGGAAAGTTATATCGTTCCAAGCCACCACATTCAGAGGGGTTGACTATTTGATCGTGGTGACCGTCACTGATATGCATAACTAAATGCTCATCAATCTGTCTATCCTTAACAAGTTTACGCTCGATTGGCAATGCTTTTGATAAACCAGACATTGGAACAACAATTCGTTCCATCTCTTCAACTACAGTCTTAAATAAGCCATGTGTCTTAGTCATAGCTTTAATTTGACGCTGCATCACATTGTGTTCATCTTTTAAATGTAATACTTCAGCCTCTAAAGTTAAAACTTGATCATCTGCATTAAAATTCTTTGATTGACCACCCGATTTTTTAGTCGGTACTGCAATATCTATCTGTGACCAAGCGCGCCCAGTTGCAATATCTGAGATCAAAGATCGGCTAACACGATATTTTTTAGCCACAAATGGTTGAGTGTTTCCAGCCGCAAGTAATTCTTTAATTTCACGTACTTTCTTAGCATTGAGTTTCATACAAGCTCCTTAATGAGAATCAGATTTACGGCATTCCAAGTAATCACAGGATACTGCTTTTAGAATCAATCGCCCACCAAGAACCGGGCTAAACGTCTCAGTTAATGGCGTTATCACTACCCCTTCACGACCTTTAAAAGACGACCGCATATGTACTTTATCTCCGAGAATAGTATCCCCGTCAACAAGTTGTTCTACAACTTCATAGTCAAAAGGACCGGAGTATAGCAGAGGTACAGTCGGTACACAAAAGCGGGTTGTATAGTAAACAATTTGATCCCAATTTAAATAAATACCATCAACTGAAATATCAAATAATACATATCCATCTGCACCAAATCTACCATAGTCCATAAATTGAACTTTAGACCCATAAATTTCTCCAAACGCAATTACATTCTTGCCACCATCAGAGATACATCGAAGCATATCTTTCATATTGGATGTAAGTGGATTCCAATAAATAGATGGATGTCCTAGCTTATCTGTAGCTTGCATGGTACAACGATGCGAGCCACACATAAATTCATTATCAATTAATCCAACTCTAGAATTAGAATTATGAGTCACAACACTACTAGGCAAATAATTATGTGTCTCGGTCTCCAAATCCCAACGTTGCTGCGAGTTATTTATAACTGTAATAGATGTAATTGGCTGCCAGATGAATGCTTGTTTATATGATTCCCCAGGACTAGGGAGCCAGCCTTCATGCCTTCTGTATCGTTCTGGAAGTTTATACTGGAGAGCCTGCGGAATATAAGGGGCAATCAATAAAAATAATCGTTCGGCCGCGTCTGAATTTAAACGTAATCGTAAATAACCATCTGACTCAAAACATATGGCATCTATGCAATATTTTTTTAAACCAGCAATAAGAATATCACAATCTTCTTTAGTGAATCCACATACAGCAAAATCTGCCCTATCTTCTTGGTCCTTATTGTGCCTTAATGATCCGTCATCCATGTACCAAAATGCAATCGCTAAAGGGGTTAATGAATCGGCTACCCACTTAGGCACAATTTTTCTACCATCTTGAATAAAATCTTGAAATTTTTCGGAAATAAATGGACTTGTATGTGTTCTAGCTGTATAAATTAAACTCCCATAACCCGAAATGCGAGTCCCAGTTTTTTTGGCAATTAAATTTCCAAGTCCTTGGCATGTCCAATCCACTAGCAATTTATTAGCATGCCCGAATTCTATATGATGGTTTGCCGAGCTTGCTATCAAACAGCCGTCACCCAGAAGTTTTCCCAATAATATTTGTTCTTGTATTGGGGAAAGATACCAATCACTTCTTAATAAATTTACTAAATCACCGAGTCTAAGCTTACAAGCTTCTTTATAGCTCCCATCTTTTTGTAGAAATTCATGGTTAGGTGTACAAGTTATACTACCAAAACTAGACCCCCTACCAGCTTGATTTCTTTGGTACTGAATTTTTAACCAAGTGTCTATAGTACCATTCTTCCAAACTTTAATAACTTTAGAGGATACTGGTTGACCATCTTTATACCCTACCACAAATTCTCCGGGTTGAATATTTCGGATATACTTACTAGAACCATCACTCATTCTCACTCTAGTTTGGGAAGTTACACAGCCATGCACCTTTTCGGTCAATCGCACTGGTGTTCCGAGTGGAATCGCATTACGATATTTAGAATTTCGATAATTTTGAATATCTGTATAGATATGGAATCGTGGATCATTCTTAGCATGGTTGCCAACTCTAAACCATTCTGGTTCGGGTGGCTCATATTTAATGCCATGAAAACGATCTGTAAGATCAGTCCCAGCTTCTACGTCTACTTTAATAGTAAATCCAAATGAAGCTGCCCCCCGTAAACGAATAGCTCCTACTCGACACTTAGATTTTTCAGAATCACCAGGATAGATTGCATCTTTAAGATAGCTCTCAACTCCAAGTTGTATAGCTACTTTAGGGGGTATAAGTATATCTGGAGGGAAATGGGCTACAATATCACCCACCTGATACTTACCTTTTGTCTCGCAAGTTTGATAAGCACCAATCTTAACAATTTCTAGTTTATCGGCATTAATATGTGGATAAATTGCATCAATTTTAACGGCCATAATAGCAAGATCGCTCATACTAAGTCTCCGATTAACTTATCAATAGCACTAACAAAATCCCCTACTTTATCTGCCCCGATCAAATGCTCAAAATCAATAGTGTTGGTTTTCTGTATCATAGCCTCTAATTTAGTGTTGTCTAAAATCAACATTTTGGCTACTTCAGTATACTGCTGATAACTTGTCGTAACTAATTCATCCATACCTGATTTACGTAGCAAATAAGATGCCGCTCGATTAAACCATTGAGTTCCTTCTAACGTGACGACTGGGCATCCACACAAAAGTGAATCCAGTACTGTATTATAACCGCCAAAAGGATAGCTGTCAACCATAAAATGACAATGTGCTAGCACTTCCATATATTTTTCATGAGATAAATGTGGTACAATAGTTATATCTTTTCCAAAATATTCTAGCAGTGCCATACGTACAGGAATAGACGCCTGGTACCGATGAATTGAATTTCCTGGCATAAATACTAAATGTGCCCCAGTTTCTTGTAATTCCTTTAAACATTGAAACATGGGCATATTATATTTAATTGCACCCCAAGGTACTGCAATTTTGATATGACTAGAAAGCTGAGGTTTTGCCCTATTTTTAGGTAAAAGAGGAAGTACACCACTACCTGGCAATAGAATTACATTTTCAGAATAATTCTTTTTGAAATTTAATATTTCAACGAATTTTCCAGAGAGAAAATAATCAATTTGATTACCTCGCCCAGAAACTGGGTGTCCAAGACAAGCAATCTGCAGCGGGGCTAATCTCATATTTGACAGATAAATAGATTCAGTTGTTAATCCAATATCTAAAAACAATGCCCCGCCAAATGTTGTAGTTTGAATCTCGGACAAATCTAATCCGCGATCATCAATAGAAACTTGTACCACATTTTTGAAAATAGATAAATCTGCCGTAGGATCAATTGACCCTAAGTGTACTAAAGTTAATTTATATTTTTCTGCCAAAGCATAAACAACTTTTCCAATTGATTTTACTACAACATGAGTTGGTTTCCAATTGCCAGTAACAATAGCTATGTGTTTAAAATTTGGAATATTAATCGGCATTGGAAGAGTTAGGCTTCTATTAAATTGCCGTTTTATTTTTTGTGCTATCTTCGGTGAAAAATAATCTGACCAAAAATAAGCTTGTGTACTTTGAGGTAAGAACACACATGTTGGAGGCATATTATTATAATGTGTCTCAATATTTTTTTGGATAGTATTAGTTGTGCAGCCGATAACTGGTAAAATATATTGAGCAAACCATAAGGATGCTAAATTTCTATCATATTTAAAAAATTGTCGAGAATCAAGGGTCTTTATATTTCGTCCTGTGTACAGAAACATAAGTTTTATTGGATCATTAAATAAATCTAGCCACTGATCCGTGGTTTTATACGGAGTAACCGCGACAACATTAGCATAAATATGGCTATAAGTTAGTAATTTATAAGCCGCATCTTTAGGTATATCCCGTGTCTTTAGAATTTCCAATACACCTTCTGCCGCTTTAATAAACATACCAAGGATTTGGCCATCAAGTTTATTGATGCCGACGCGAGTGAATGGATCGAGTATTGCCTGTATCTGCTCAATCATTGTATAATCACTGGTGTTTTATTTGGTATTGGATGGTTTGCAATAATATAATCTATTGCTTTTACAAAGTACTGTGGTTCATCTGTATCGAGCAATAGCTTCTTTAAACGATCCATATCGGTTAATTTATCCCGCTCTGCCTGTAAAGTTTGTGGATTATCTAAAAGAGCCAATACTTGCTCTTCGCACATTTCAACGCTCGTGGTGGATAAATCTACTCCAACACGCCTGGCAAGTGCTGTTGAAGCTCTGTTATAAAATTTATTACCTTCAATCGTGACCACAGGGCAGCCAGCAAAAAACGAATCCACAATCGTGTTATAACCACCAAATGGGTATGAATCAATAGTCAATACCCCTTGCTCAACTTTTGCTAAATAGTCTTGATAGTCTAAATTAGGATAAATAGAAACTTGCCCAGCAAAAAGTTCTTGTAATTCACGGTTCATTATTGGGAAATTATTATACCGTGTACATGTCCATGATGGAAAAAATTGATAATGCACATTTAACTTTGATTTTTGTTGTATGCTCTTTAGCATTTTCAACATTGGCCAGTTAATTTTAGCGGTTGTCCAACAACAATTAATATATGTAATATCAGTTTGGACTGGATGACGCCGTGTATACTTAGGATCAACTGGATGCGCCCCAAGACCTGGAATTAGAATCAGATGTTCACTATAATTATCTTTTGCTAGTTCAATTTTTTCAGAATCAAGCCCCCCAATAAAATACTCCACAAATGACCCATAAGTGCTCACTGGATGCCCATACCCACAAACCATAATAGGTGCAAGCCTTGTATTCGCTAGAAAAACAGACTCATCTGTCATACCAACATCTGGAAAATATGCTAATTCAAAATCATTTTTCTTAATAGCAGTTAAATCTTGCTTTTCCATTCCAGCATTAACTTGTACAATCTGTTTAAATAAAGTACGATCTATACTGTCCATATGTGTTTTACTTGAACAAACAAGTGTTAAATCATATTTTTGTGCTAAAGCGGCTATCTGTGGATAGCTACTTTTATAAACAGCTGTAACTGGAATCCATTTATCGGTTATAATAGCCAGGCTTCCTTTTCTTGGGATGCTTGTTATTTTATGTAAATTAGAAAATTTCTTAACTTGTTGATTGCACCACTCTTTAATTGGCCGCTCATTAATACCAGAATAAGAACATTGAAAATACATTGGTTGCACGCGAGTATCTGGTAAATCAAGTTCGGGCAAAAAATCTACCAAATGTTTGGTCATGTTTTTAGTTAAAGATTCCGAAGTTCCACCTGGGGGTGCGGTGGAAAAATTATTCCACCATAACGTGGCTAATTTAGGGTTAGGTGTAACTAGAGCTTGGGCATTTATTTCAATACTATTTCTACAAGTATATAAAAATAATATTTTTGCATAATTTCCATCCTGATATAAAAGTGCCCTAAGCACTCCATCAGTGTTTCGATGGCCAGAGATTGCGACTAAATTTGCAAATAAATGATTGATTCCAATAAATAATGGAATCCAATTATCTGGTAGCCTAAAATCTTCTTGTAACATTAAGAAAAAAACAAACTCTACGAACGAATCTATTCGTTTCAAATCTTCCTTTCCAAAAGAAGCATAATTAACATCGTTACAATGTTTTAATACTGCAAAAATATCTTGACAGAGTTTATCATATCTCTTTTGAGTATATAACATCAAAGCATATCGAGTATCAAAAGCTGGAAAATTTTTAGTTGGGGTACTCACAAAGTATTCCTTCCTGCAAGATAAGTAACTTTTGGTATGATATTTTACGTTGTTCAATATCTAGTTTAATATCTCTTGCTCTCCAAGGTGTTGTAATTACAATAATTATACCACTAAGAGTTTTTAAAATATCAGGTGACCGTATTTCTTGCCCTGTTCCGGGAACAAATTTACCAACTTTATGGATATCTGAATCAACTACTAACGGATAATTATCACTATCAACTCCATAATTATTTAAAAATGCAGCGCTCTTACCAGTTCCACCCCAAAAAACTAACGTCTTTTCTTGTTGCCGTAATTCCTTTAATTGTTTTTGCACAGTACTAATAGAATCAGTAGCGCCAATACCAAAAGCTTTTGCTGTATCAGTATAAAATTGCAATGGAACACTATTTGGAGTAAAGAATCCAGCCAAAACTTCATTACCATAATATCTATTAATATCTAAAGTTGAGTAGCCACATTGCGTAAAAAGTGTCTGAAAACTATTAGATGTAAAATTAGAAACATGTTCATATAAAAAATCAGAAATTCTACCTAAAGCTAAGGAGTTATCAAAACATGGGACTTCAACTAAAATTATAGGGGATAAATTATAAACACTGCACCAATATGAAATTTCGGCTAAAAATTCTCTAGGTTTATCCAGATGTTCAATAACATGCCGACATACAAGTAATGAGGGACGAAATCTAGCTAAATCACGAGATGGAACAAAATAATCTCTAAATACCGAAAAATTTTTAATTTGGTCTGCTTCTATTCCAGGTTCATAACCAATACATGAGGCATTTGGCATTGTGCCTAGCAGTCTGGTAAAAAACTGGCCATCACCGCATCCTATATCAATTGCCACACCATTTATCCATCTATCTTTATATGTATGCAACTTATTGACCAGTATTTGCATATGATTTTGCCACGCCGGGCCACTATTATACATTAAATTTGAATCTTCAGCATAGGGGACTTGTGTATAATTAAAATTTACATTAAACACATGGCCACAAAATGCACACATATGAAAATTCATTGGAAATCGTAATGCATTTTTTGCCATAGTGGCCGATCTTGGTAAATTCAAAGCAGCCAAGGGTTGTGGACCTGGATTAAAAATTTTGTGTGTTATTTTACTTCCACAAACAATACATTTCATATTCTATCTACCTTATAAGGACAATTTTGACAAATTTTTTCGCTAAGAATGGGTATTTTCTTTCCATCTTTTATACAATTTAACACATACCTTTCACAGCCACAGGATGTGCTTTGTTTTTTCTCAAATGCAGCATAGATACAAAAAGGTTTTTCTGGAACAAAAATCCATGCATCGCTACTTTGTGGGTCATTAGATTTGCGTCTATAACCAACTGGTACAGGAGGGGGCTCCCAATCAGTTTTTTCTTTAGGGTATATAATTGTCCCATCTTTTAAAAGTTGTGGTTTTCGGATTGGAATTGGTTTAGGCAATATAAAATCAGATTGTATTGCAGATAATTTTTTATCTAATCCCCGACAAGCTAAACATGTTTCAATAGTGACAATCTTTTGTTTATATAATTCGGGATACTTTATTAACTCACTAGGAGACAATTGTTGGAGTTGTGGCAATGAAGGCTTACAATAAATAATCAAAGGAGCCGTGGCAGTAGCCCTATAAAATACCCGTCTACTGCACTCAGGTAAGTCAGCAATAATCTTCATGTCGGTTGTCATATTTTGGATGATTCTCAGGACCGAACCAATTTTGATGTTGGTTATAGAATTCTGTTTGCTGAGTTGTATAATCCTTGCCCATTCGAGTCTGGATTACTTTATACGCTAAGGTATACTCTAAATAAGTTGTTGGAACATATACTGTCTCGACAACTCCACTGAGCACATATGCACACCAGGTGTCTTCTAAACAAGCGCGTAAACCTCCACACACTGGGTCTTCTAAATCTCCGCCAGACCAAGCCCAAGTATTAGTTTCAGCCTCTCCATATTCGCACGGATTCTCGCATGAAGGTGGCGCTGCATCGCAGCGATGGACTGATGTACAATTAAAAGTACGTACTGTTCGGTCTACTAATAAAGCATCTGCTTGTTCATAAGAAAGAAACGGTGTACCATTTGGACTTAATCGAATTGTTAATCTCTCAGTTCGGTCAAAAGCAGAGTCGTATCTGTCGATATAAATTGAAGGACGCAACCCACAGCCTTGATGATTGGTGTATTTTAAACATCCTTTACTATTATAAGTGCAATCTGACATATAAGAAGGTAATTCTGGTTCACAAAGAGCATCATCGCTATTTGCTAATGCTTTTGCAGCATTAGCTATTATGCTATCTGTTTTTGGATTGAACCATTTCCACCAATTTAATTGTGAAGAATAAATAAGAGCCAGAGCCCATTGCATACCTTGCCATTCAACTGGAAACCGTGTTTGAATTGCTACACATGCTGCCATATTTTCAGCTGCATCATTATCGCAAGCTGTTCTAGCAGGCTCTATTTTATCAAACTCAATAAGATATTCTGCATATTTATCGTCAATTATACTTTGTTGATCTTGAGCTTGATTTCCTAATTCACAAATTTGTGACCTTAATACTGCACACCGTGGTAAATCCTCTTCCGCTGGGGCAATATTGCAATTTAAACTAAGATATTCCGAGATAGCAGCATCAAGTTGTGGGAGTATACTCCCGTCTAAAATCGCTTGTTCCTTCGCTAATTGGCAAGCTTTTTGTTGAGTAGCATTAACAGCTTGAATAAATTCATATTGCTTTTGTCTTGCTGTCGTATACGTAGCACAAATTTTATTCCAATTAGCTACATTAATACCTTTTAATGGTGGATACCAAACACCAGTATAAGTATCCATAAGCCAATTCATTCCGATACAATAATAACAAACACCACCAGTGACCGTGCCACAACGTTCTTCCGTGCAACATGCATCTATTGTAGTCCAATCCACTCGTTCTGTTGCTACATTAACTTCTGTTGTTGTGCATTTTTCACAGTTACACCACATATCTGGTATTTGTTCTGCAATTTCATCAATAATCTCATAATGCCAAATTTCAAGGTCTTCTTCAAATGAAATTTCAGGGCATGATTCAATCATTTTATTACGAACTTCAGTGACATCATTTTGAGCCCACAGATGGGGGGCTTCAACTTCTTCCAACGGATCAATTGGTGTGCAACCTTCTGGTGGATTTGCTAATTTATCATTGATATCTTGAATTAATGAATTCCATTGATTAATACTAAATGGCCCGGAGTCATAGTAGCTACTCATACTAGTCTCTCCATAACTTCCTCAAGACTAATCGGACGCCACTCGCCAGTGAGCTTGAAGATATTATCAACACCGACATCCATAGCCCTTCGGGCTGGAAACCATTGATTAAGTTGTTGCTCCATGGACCCATGGCAGTGTCCATATAGATGCATCCCACCATAGTGTAGAGCGTCCCAAGATAACATAGGATAATGTAGCATGTGAATCTTTTGTCCATTAAATTTCTTGCATGCCATATCCTGAAAAGTGGAACAATGCTGCCGTAAACTGCTACTATCATGGTTTCCACGAATTATATGAAGCTGTCTAACTTTCAGTCTTGCGCGATAATGCCCAGCCTTACTAGCAGCCCAACAAAAATCTCCTAAATGATAAAGTATATCATTTGGTTGAACAATCTTATTGGTATTGTCAATTAACTGTGCATCCATTTCTTCAATACACTCAAATGCATTGAGTCTTGCCGCTTGATGGAGTAAGATGCCCGTGTGGCCAAAATGTGTGTCTGAAGTAAACCAAACTGTCATTTATTAGAATCCCAAACTACGTGTATATTTTCTAAATTGTAAATATCTTGAGGTAAAATAAATCCATCTAGGCGATAGTACCATTTTAATCTATTTTCAATGTCACAAGTAGGGATTAATTCAGAACAATATAAAGTTATGTCTCCAGGACTAAACTGAAAATCATATTGTGTCCCCACTAATGACTTACATTTTTCAACAACCTTCTTAGTATATTCTTCGTCCCAATCTAAACATTCCAATAAAACGACTCTATCTGAAGTATGACATATATCAAAAAATGTACTTTTTGTATAACCAAGATGTGTCATCTCGCCTACTTCGTAATCATCACAAATACACAATGCTGCGTGGTCCAAATCTCCAGGTGTTAAAAATGATGAAATCCGTGACTCATCAGTTGATAATATAATATACCCCGGCTTTAGTAATTTATACCCCTCAAGATACTTTTTACCAGTCAAACGAGTATGACTACAAGAGATACGAACCCAAGATAAAATATCTCGGACTATCCAGAGATAAATTCTTGTAGTCATACACCAGGATAGGAGGCTTTTCATTCTAGACTCCAAATAAAGATTTAATTAAATTACAAATTCAAGTAATCAGTAAATATCATTTAAGCAATCAAAGCTATTTTGAATTCGCTCATCAAACTAAATGTGTTTTCCAAATTGTCTAGGCATTAATTTTCTCTAATGTTGCTGACCAGGTATTTGTACAATAATGTTGAATCCTACGAACAATCTTTTTAGAGGTTAATAACCATCTAGCCAATTCGCCTTTTGACCTCTCCGTTTCATAAGATACAGTACCTGGATATTTTTTAATATGTAATTCTTCAATTGCAGTTATAATTGCCTGTCTAATGATATGGTGGGTACTGTGAGAAAACATTTGAATTTCAAACGATGGGTGGTTTGTATCCTCTTTTCTCAAATAATAATTTATCTGTTTTGAGATATCTGTTAAGGTAATACCATCAAGACTTTCAATATTAATAGAAATAGGTACAGTCAATATTAGATTACAGTGAGTCATTTTATCCATCATTTTTACCCCAATCAGATTTAAGCCAAAGGCGTTCGTGATAGTAGTAGAATAAAATTTTAACAACTAAGCATGTGATTGATAATGATATGCTCGCAGTGATGCAGCTAGTAAATAGATAAGCGATAATAGCTGTTATGAGTGTGGAAATAGATTCCCATGTAATAGCTTTCACCAATGACCGCTGATGGCTAATCATTATCATCAATACCTTCAAAACATTGTGTTATTTCCCCCATTGACATTAATTCTAAACGACGATTGGCTTTTAATAATTCAAGCACTCGCATATCGGTGGGCAAATGAATCAAATCAACAATAGTAACCCCTTTGTTTGTATCGGCACCAATTCTATGGATTCGGTCTTCAGATTGTGTACGTGATTCTGTTTCGTAACTATTACTATAATAAACAGCCATTCGACTTTCTACCAATGTTAAACCCATCCCGCCACTTTTTGGATGCGCTACAAATACAACTCGTGTATGATTTATCAAATCAGCCCAATAATCCAGTGGAGCTTCATTTATAATCCCATCTTTGGTACAGACTTGCCATCCACGGCCGTCAACCTTTACGACATCCCAACCTTGTTTTAAACAAATAGCCGTTACTTTATCAATTGATCCTGTAAAACCAGCAAAAACGACTAAACGGCCGGTCTCTTCATTTTCTTCGAGTAAAGAAATCAGCGCATCTTCTTTTGGACATGGCACTTCTTTTACAGTACGCTCCATTTTATCAACTTGACCAGTACCATTACAAGAAGCACACGGAAAATCTTGCTTGATTAATGTTTTAACATACTCTTGATCAAGCATATCTGGCATCGTAAATGCACGATCAGAATCTTCTGGGTCAACCCAATAGGATGTGATACAAGTTCCAGCACAAACAGGGCATATTTCTTTGCCTACTACTTTATTACGGTATTGAAAACCATCACTAAGTTCACGTAACCATGTTAAACCAGTGATTGTATTTGGAGCGGACTGTAATAATGATTGTGCAACACGTAGAGTTGCAGGTTTAGGTTTGCATTGAATAATACGATATCGCTTATCTGGCAGATCAATGCAATCTTTTTTATGCTTAATAACTACTAGTCCTTGTAATCGTTCATATAAAAATGCAATTTCATTAAAACACGGTTTAAAATCATGTATATCTGGGTCAACTTTTAAATACTCATTGGTTGCATCCAGCAAATGTGTATGCTTTCCATTCTCCGCTAATTCGCCACATATTTCACATTTTCGTTCATCATCTTTCCACGTGACTAGCTTATGGAATGCTGTGCCACCAAGTCCTTCCTCTTTATGATGGATACCTAACCTAAATTCAAAAGAATTACGGCTGCCTTCACGAAGATATCCAGGCCATGTTATTTCGGCTTGACTCCACCAATCAGCTGGGGATTTAGGGGATGGTGTACCAGACATAAGAATTACATAACCTTCAAATCCCCAATCTTTTCTAATACCATCTGCAAGAGCCTGGGCCGACATTGTTCGTTTAGCCATTGGATTCTTTAAACGACTTGATTCATCAAAAATAACTCCATGGGGAGCTTTTTGAGAATTGTCCCAAGTCGTCATCCTTTTCACTAAACCCTCATAAGTCATAATCTCTATATTTAATCTGTCTGAGATGCCCCACTTCTTAAATTCCCGCTCAACAGCATAAAGACCTGACTTTGGACCAACCCACCACCAATTTTGTTTACCAGATTGCTCCATTAACTCAATAGCTGAGAGTGTTTTACCGGTGCCCATTTCAGCACCCCAAACCTGATAATGGTATGTGAGCCCTAAATCAGTCATATCTTTTTGATGTGCCATCAGAGGGCGATCATATTCAAAATGCTGGAGCGGACGATCAAACCACGCATATACATCTTCACCAAGTAATAAACGAAGTTGAAACCAATTTCTAAAGCAATTTGAAACAGTCCAGATTTTTCGTGGTGGATCATCAAACCCATGCCACCTAGCACCTTTCATTGATTTTATTTCGTCTTTTAATTCAAAAGGTGATTTTAAAAATTCAATATTTACTGGTGTTGCCAAAATCTGACCGGGCTTTTTAATCAATGTTCCAGATTTGGTTTCCACAATAAATTTGACATCAAGAGGCTGATTTAATGGAACTGTATCAAACATAAAAACCTCATTAAAATCAATAGATGTACTAGGAACTAAATAACTGGATTATTGCATCTAAAACAGTTGGGGCGAACCCGGCTTCACTTATTTGCAAATCCTGAAAGGTATCAGTATAAACGGCGCAAAAAGCATTGCCATCTTTAAACACTGAAATATTAATAGCGTCTTTAGGTATCACCTAGTCATCCTCCCAATCATCATAATGGTCACAAATATCGCCGAAATCCCCGTACTCTTCTTCGTCGTATTCATCATCAAAGTCAAAGTCATCATTATCAAAAGCACCCCCATCAAACTCAAACTTATTATAGCTCATTTTTAATCCTCCAACGTAAAAGTATCGTCAGAAAGTAACTTTTTATGCTTAATAAAAAATGCTTCGGCTAAACCTAAATTACAGAATTGTGTATAAATTTTACCATATACTCTACGAACAAACTTTGGTTGTTCTGGACGGCAACCACGTATGACTGCTATTCTCCAAGCTAATAATGATCCTGTTGCAATAACCGACTGTATGCCGCGTAGTTTAGTAGTAGTTAGAGCAAATGGCATACCACCCAATACTTCTAATAATACAGGCATATCTATGTCTTCGGATGCAAAAAGACAACCATAATGTAGTAAACAATATACTTCACGGTTTGATTTAACATTCACTACCGCTTTTTTATCTCTAAAGCCAGCTAAACACGCTATCAAATGTTGCTGATTTTTTAGTCCTGCTGCATCTGCGGCCCTAGAAGGAGAGTATCCTAGCATTTCATTTGCTAATGTTAGAAATGCTGGTGTATTCATGCTAGGAATCAAAAGTAACAAAGCATCTGCGTTCAAGCTAACTTATCTCCATGTCTATATGAACGTGTAGTATTATACTCTAATTTAATTTTAAGTGCCTCTTCCAAAGGAATATTATACTTTCCACATGCATCAGCGACCCGTATTAAAAGGTCTGCAAATTCTATAGCTATTCCTTCGGGCTTTTCTTCTATATTATAAATTAAAGCATGCTCATCCAAACCATATTTTCTGTATTCTTCCATTACTTCTGCTAATTCTGTTACCATTAACATTAACTTTTCCCCAAAATTAATTTCTTTGTCCCACCAACCTTTTTCTAAGGCTGTTGCGTGTGACTGCTGAATTAATTCTTGTATTGTCATGGATACCATATCTCCCCATCAAATAAATTTTTGCAAAAACCTAATTTACCATACCACCAAGTATATGTAACATTACCAGCTTCAAAAATTTTTTTAGCTAATTCAATATTTTCCCGCCAACGATCTGGTGTTTTTTCTAATGCATTACCATGACAAACTACTTCCTTGATACCAGAGAGCACAATAGCTCTAGCACATTCACAACAAGCTGCCCAAGGACAATACATAGTAGCCCCGAGCAAAGAAACCCCCGCCTTAGTAGCTTTAAAAATTGCGTCTCGTTCTGCATGTTCAATAATTTTATATTTTAATCCTCTATCTGTTAAATCAAAATTATAAAGTCCAGGTGATACTCGATTCCAACCATAAAATATTCTAGATTTAGTTGTAATAATAGCTCCGACACGCGTACTAGGATCAGGGCTATGAGACTGTGCTATTCTATACGCAGCCCTTAAATTATTTTTATTCATTCTCAAGCTTTCCAAGCCAATCCCACCAGCTATAAGATATAATTACTAAACAACCAGCACCTAAAACAAATTAAAACAAATATTCCAGATTATGGCTTATATGATAATAAAATTAAAGGCCACTAGAAGGAATCGAACCTTCAACACTCGCATTACAAATGCAACGCTCTGCCAATTGAGCTATAGTGGCTTCTCCATTACTTAGTAGTAAAATTAATAATTTGAGGTAATAAACAACCGCTAGCATTACATGGATATACAGTAACTGTTCCTGTTACAACTAACGGCGTATCAACATCAAATGCATGAACATCCAGTGTCCATTCAACTTCTCCTAAGAGTACCTGAACCTCAATTCCAGGTAAAAAATCATAGTGTAAAATAATCGGTGCAGGTTTTTCAGTCCATACAGCTGCCTGATCGACCATCACTTCAGAGTTTAATTTAATATTAGTAGGTCTAGGACCATCACCAACCTGCTTGATGGAATAAATATAATAATCTTTTGGAATAGTAGCTGTCAATTTAAGCTGATAGTCATTGAAACTAAGTTGAGTCAAGATTGCTTTAACTTCTACCTGTGGCACAACTTGCGGCACGGATAGGCTACTAATGTTAGTATTATGTGCAAAATCACAAGATGATAATGGTAATAAACCTACAATCATCATCATAATAATTAAAAATTTTTTCATATTAAACCCAACACATAAACTATTAAATTATACGGCCAGCTGGCAATGATTATTAAATCATTGCCAGTAAATGAGCCATCTGAACCATTCATAAGGTTTATAGCTATTCCAAATAATGCTACACAACCACCAAACCAAAATGTAATAATATTAGTAAGTAGTTTCTTTGACATTACTTACCTCGCATTGTATTGATTAATTCAACAATATAATTAATCACTGCTTTTACAGCCGGTGTAACAATCTCATAAAGATCATTAACTGCATAAACTGGCCATACAAATGCGTTTGTGACAGTTGGGACACTCACATCCTCAGTACCACGCAAATTTAAAAGGTTGACTAAAACACCACCAACATAAAACCATACTAAACTCATAATATTACCTCCTATAAAAGTAAAATTTGATAATCAAACTAGTGTCAATTATCTTATAAATCAAAACTATCGCGCACGTTTCTTAGGAGCATCTGCTTCTTCAATTTTTTCAATCTCAGTATTTTTTAGCGCCATAAATTTATTAATTTCTTCCACAATTACTTCTGTTGATGGAAGATTTGTTATAGGTGTTGAACATAGCACACATACAGGAACATGCCACCCGTAAGTTGGCTTCTTAACATATTTAACTTTTAAGGTACAAGGTTCTGGAGCAATACCTACAGGACGATTTAAACGTAAAGATAGTTGCTCTGCATCTTCTGCTGACTTTGGAAGATAAACACCAATATTGGTTGCTTCCTTTCGAGTTGAACTTGTCCCACAGAAAAATTCATAAAAAGCACCTGTACCTCGTTCAAAAATTAAAAATGTTGGGCCATACATACACCCAGAATTAGATTGGTCTCCTAACTCCTTAATCACCTTAAAAGCTTCACTTGTAGGGTCATAATTTGTAATAATATTATCACGATCTCGCATATCCAAAGCTTTTACCCTACAACACAGGGGCAAAATGTCAATCTCATTCCCTAAATCTTGAATAACATCATCACCGCGAGGTACCCCATAATGACCCGGTGAAATTAAACCATTATCAATAGCAGCACCTTTAGTATAAAGTTGAAGGCGGTCTAAAAATGAACCACTCTTTGCAACTGCTTGAAAAATATCACTATTTACACTTAAACCAGTTGTAGGTAGTTGATTCAAATTTACAGATACTAATTCATTACTCATAATTTAAAACCTCCCAATAAAATTACTCATCAATTAAAGAAATTCTCCAATCATCACTCAAACCTAATTCTTTTTGGCTTTTTAAAATTGCACGTCGCTTTCTCCTTTCAATTAATTGTGTTTCCATTTTATCTAATTTTTTCTGTTGTCTCACTTCATGTTGTTTTACACTTTCGGTATCTAAGTGCAAAACCCATGCCAAAGCTTGCCGCCATATATTTAAAGGTGATAATTCAGAATCTGCTAATGTACTTAAAATAACAGAACCACTAACTGGTTTCTCAAATTCACTTTTTATTTGTCGTAAATTCCGAAGATGAGGTTGTGGCGTCTTATTCAATATAAAAAATTTTTCTGCTTTACCTTTAAATGCTTGCTCCCAATAATCCTTCATTATTCCATTACAAATTAAAGCCGCATCTTTTCCACTCATACAAAGGGCTTTAGGCAAAAATTCTTCTTGTAGTCTTTGAGGTAAACGACACATAGAATAGGCAGCAACTAAAGAAAGATTACCAGCATCTAACTCACGTTTAGCTGTATCACACAAGCGAGTTAATTTTAATGTTGATCTAATCCAGCCTGGATTTTTATTAATTTTAACCGACAGGGCTTCAAAGGTTAAATCTGGATCAGCAGCAAATAGTCGTTTTAAGTGTATTGCAAATTCTGCACGTTTTGTAGGTGGCCGTTGCATATTTTCTTCAATCTGCATAATGATAGCTTCTTCATCAGATGCAGATACTAAAACACATGGAATTTTTGTCAACCCAACATCTTTGGCACACGAAAATCTATACATACCAGCAATAAGTTCATACTTTCCCTCAAAACGAATAGATTTTCTAACAGTAAGGGCACTTATGATTCCATGAGTTGCGATAGAATCTCGCAATTCCATATAGTCTAACGAGCGACGGTCCACTACTCTCAGCATGAGATAAGGCGGGATTATTTGCTCTATATTAAGATTAAGACTTAAATTCTCAGGCATTTGGAATATAAAATTTGCAAGAATTACATAAATTTAAATTAACAATAACATCTTTTCCAATTTCTTTATTTGTACAAATATGGTAAAAGGTTACACAACGACACCCATTTTTTTGTATTTGTATTCTCTTCCGAAACTTACAAGTTGCCCAAATAGGTATCAATACCCAAGCATCTGAATTTTTTGGATTATTTGATTTTCGTTGATAACCTTCAATTAATGGCGGTGGTTCCCACCCTCTTTTAGGGTATATTAAAATCCCATTGTCAAGTATATGTGGTTTAATATATTTTTTTATACCCATGTTCACTTGCCTCTACTATTATTGCAGTCAAATCAGCGCCGAAATTTCAAGGTCAACGCCGAATTTTCAAAATTTAAATTCCATAACTGTTACTAAAGATGTCACCATTTTTTAAATCTAATCGTATTAACAACTTAGATTAATAGTTGTCAAAGTGCGTTGTGAGATGAAAATAAACTTTTTATAGGCGAGAAATTAAACATTAACATAACACACATATCTCAGATTAAAAAAGTTTTTAGTCACAACGCACTTTGACAACTATTGATATAACTTCAGTATATAACAGAAGTTAGAATAAATTGGAAGTGAGATTCGCCGAAGAAATTTAAAATTTGAAATTTCGGCGCTGATTTGACTGCAATATAAATTAGAGAGCTTACTTTAATCCGGAGATTATTATGCCTAACCCAAAACCTTCAACTGTTATACATGCATGTTTAACGCAAGATAATGGTTTGAAACATAACGAACAAAGAATTGCAAACTGGTATAACCATGAAATGGAGGTTCAAATTATGGTAGCCCAAGGGACGGGCGATTCTGTTGATGGGAAAACTGGTGTATATACTGATGGGTTAAATACATGGTATAACTTACGTATACCTAAAAATGCTAATGCTGATCCAATTGATAATGACCATGAAATAAAATATGCATTAGAACTGCATGCTGAAGCAATTGGCATGACAGGTTGGAATTGGAAGCGCCGTTGCTCTGTTAGAGTTGGATTTGATTTTGATTCAATTACCTGCCATGCCAAAGGAGTTGGTATTAGTGATGAGCAATTAAATGAGATTAGAGATAAATTAATGGACGTACCAGAAGCACTGGTCTTGCGTAGCACAAGTGGCACTGGTTTACACGTATATTTAGAATTTGATCCCGATAACTTGCCAGCTACATTAAATCACACGGAGCATGCAGCAATAGCGATTGCGTGTTTAAAAATTATATCTCATCGGGTTGGTTTTGATTTTCAAGCTGGTGTGGATGTTGGCGGTGGTAATATGTGGATTTGGCATCGAAAGATGACCCCAGAAAATCGTGGTTTAACAATACTAAAAGATAATATACAACTCGATGGCAAGAGAGCATATATGGCTATTCCTGAAAATTGGAAGTTATATATGGATGTTGCCACACGTAAAAGGCAGAAAATTAAAATAGAGGGTGTTCCAGATAGTGAACAAGACGATGTATCAAATAAAGCTGCTTCACAAAAAGCAATTCCCTTAACAGATACACATAAACAAATTATTACTGGGTTGCAACAAGTTTGTCCAAATTTTTCTACAATTTGGGTTCCAGATCATCACCTATTACAGACACATACAGCTGCTTTAAAAATTTATTTTAACCAATGTAAAAATACAGATAAACCACTTATTGGGGTATTTCATACAATTAGTGAGGGCCGAAATCCTCAAACTCCAAATTGTTTTTGTTTTCCTTTAGATGGTGGTGGTTTTAAAGTTGTAAGATTTGGAAAAGGAACTAAAGAACATGATTCTTGGCAAATGGATCGTGGGGGATGGTCTTACACTTACTATAACAAAGCTATGAATTTTTTTCGGGCTGCAACAGCCTATGAAGGGCTTGAAGATGATCGGGCAGGATTTACTTTTACAGATGCTACTGCTGCTATTAGTGCTGTCCAAGCAATGGGGCATCAAATTGAGATACCCGATGAATTATACGATAGAGCGGTTACTTTACGTCCACATAAAGGCGGTAAACTTCTAGTAGAAATTGAAAGTGTTAAAACCGACAAAGAATTTGAAATTATTGGTTGGATAAAAAAGCGTTCAAAATGGATAAAAGTTTATAACATTAAAATTTTGGAAGACCCAAGTACTACAGTTGATTTTGAAGATGTTGATGGTAATGTACGTGCTGTTATTACTACCGATCATTTATTATCTGGCTGGTATCTACGGCATGAGCAGGGGATGTGGATGCAGTTAGGGAAAGATGATGCTAGATCAAAATTAAAATCTATAGGTTATGATACAACAACAGAAGCTATTCTTGGACAAGTAATTTCCAAAGCATGGATTCGTGTAAATTTACCTTTTAGAGAAGAATACCCTGGAAATCGTCAATGGAATCTAAATGCTGCACAATTACGTTTTGATCCAGCCACAGATATTGATAATGATGGTGAATCTTTACATCCTTATTGGGATATGATATTAACACATATTGGTAGAGAATTAGATGACTATCTTATTGAATTACCATGGGCTAAACGTAATGGAATTCGTACTGGAAAAGATTATTTAATGTTATGGATAGCTTGTATGATAAGAGAACCCTTTGAACCATTACCCTATTTATTTTTATATGGATTAGAAGAAACTGGAAAATCTATTTTACACGAAGCTATTTCACTTTTAATGACTAAAGGAGTTATTCGCGCTGATACCGCTTTAACAAACCAAAGTGATTTTAACGGGGAATTAGCCGGTGCAATTTTATGTGTTATTGAAGAAAAAAATATATCAAAAGCAGGTGTTTCTGTTCGAGATAAAATTAAGGACTGGGTAACATCACCTACAATTTCTATACATGCAAAACATAAACAAGTATGCCAACAACGAAATTCAACACATTGGATTCAATGCTCTAATGATAAAAGTAGCTGCCCTATTTTTACTGGTGATACTCGTATAACCATGATTAACGTTGCTGAATTAATACCTGGTTCAGAGGTTCCAAAATTAGTGCTACTTTCAAAATTAGAAGAAGAAGCACCTTATTTTCTAGCGACTATTTTAAATGCCACCTTGCCTGATTTAGAACATCGAATGCGTTTACCTATAGTAGTAACAAGTAATAAGGAACAGATGGCTGATTCAAATCAAACTTTACTTGAAGAATTTCTTGAAACTAAATGTTTTTATGCACCTGGGTCATGTATACTTTTTACTGATTTTTATAATGAATTTATTGCAACTATTCCAGATAAAGATATTCAATCAGAATGGGATCGCCAAAAAATTCAAAAATCTTTACCTGGAAAATATCCTTTAGGTTTTTATACTGGTAATGCTAGATATATAGGGAATATTTCATTTATACCCACAGAAGCACAGCCATTTATTTTTGTATGCCGAGATAAAAAACTAATAACTAAGAAGTGTGAGGCTTGATATGGACAGTATAGTTAGAGTTTATCGGTATTCCAATCAATATAAAGATTTGGCTTATCCAGTAGCGGATATCCGTATCTCTGGACATATTATTGGAAATCCAATTAAGTTCGCCAAAAATCATGGCGGCGATTTCATTAAAATACTCTCATTAGAAGATTCAGATGATTTAGATGATTTACTACAGTTTGAGATAGAAGACGGCATGTAATTTGCAACTATTTAAATTAGTTAAAGGAGACTTATATGACAAAAACACATAACTACGATAATTTTAAAGATTCTGGAGCACGCTCACAGTTTAATACTGGGGCAGTTCGTGATGCCCAAGGAGGGAAGGGTAGGATGGATTTATTGCCTTTTCGTGCAATTTTTGAAGTAGCCAAAGTTTTGGAAACCGGGGCAAAGAAGTATGATCCCCGTAACTGGGAAAAGGGTATTCCATTATCAAGATATGCAGATAGTGGGTTGAGACATATGGGGAAATATTTACGTGGTGATAGAGATGAACCACATGATGCAATGGCATGCTGGAACTTTCTCTGTTTAATTGAGACTCGCATGCGTATTGAAGAGGGCTTGTTGCCGACAGAATTGAATGATTTACCTTGGAATCCACTTGAACTTTTAGATAATCCGTTGAATATTGAACCAACTGATCCTGACAGCGACTTGATTAAACCAGAACGGCGAAAATCATACAAGACCTCATTTGAAGAGTTTTAATCACTATAAATAATATCAAAATTGAAAAGAAGCCTACAGTAAAGAACTTCTAAAGAAAGTTTTATAATGCCAACATATCATACTGGTTTAGCACATCTTAATGGTAATGTAATGTGTGCTATTGATGTTGAGACAACGGGACGGATGGCTGGTTATCATGAAATTATACAAATAGCTGTCCAGCCCTTAAATTCAATGCTAGAGCCCATGGATGGAGTTAGGCCATTCTATACTACTATTGCGCCAGAATATCCAGAACGAGCAGATGGGGAAGCTCAATCAGTACACGGGTTAAGTCTGCAAGAACTTAAAAATAATTCGCTCGATCAATGGCGGGTTGCAGATTTATTTGATGAGTGGTTAGAGGGGTTAAATTTACCTTATCGAAAATCTTTAGTGCCACTGGCTCATAATTGGGCTTTTGAAGCTGGATTTTTAAAATCATGGTTAGGTATAGATAGTATGAATGAGATTTTTCACCCTCACCCACGTGACTCTATGTTACTAGCTATATCTATTAACGATATATCCGTAATGCGTGGTGATTTACCTGTTTATCCCTCTGTATCTCTTACTGCTATGTGTAAACAATTGGGAATTCAAGTTATCCACGCTCATGACGCCTTATCTGATGCATTAGCTGAAGCTAAACTATACCAAACTCTTTTACAATTACCTATATGAAACGCTATAAAATATCTGTGTTTAAAACAACACCTAATGGTGAGATTTTAATCGCGTGTATAAAAGCTAGTTGGCTTCCAGATAATAATGAAAAATTTGCCTGGGAATTGGGTGGAGACAGATTAGAAATTATTGAGATTGACTCTCCAATATCTATTAGTATCCCTCCGCAGAATTAAGATATTGTTGTTTTTCTACGCCCATTAGTTTATAAATACGACAAGGCGCAAAATCTGTAAAACAACATCTTTGCACGTAGATTCCATACTGTCGCAATTGTTTGCGACAAGCTTGAGTTAATTCCTCTTCTACCTTGCCGGTTAAATGCTGCAACAAGTCGTCCAATTTCCATTTAGTTATAACACTGACTATCGCGGCTTGGGAAATATCATTAACTGTTGTTCCAACATCCCAGTTCCGCTCGCCAATTGCTTGCATAACATTCTTAACTGAAAACACAATTAAGGCTCCAGCTACAACTTGTTGCTTATCATTTGTCACTAATGCTTGATTAGGAAGATTATTAGTTTGTCTCGCAGTGACAATCACTTCCCATTCAGTTGTCAGTGGCCATACCCAGTGCCAACCTGGACACATTTTCTTTACATATCTGCCCCATCTCCATTTTACGCCTCCATGGGTCGCTCTAATAATAATTGGATGGGGTATAAATTTTAATAGAGCATTAAAAATATCCGAAAGCCATGAAAAATCCATAATATATCCTTTAGCTAGATTTTAGCCAAGCTGTTCCTACGCCCCATATATCCCCAGCATCATCAAAACGAAAATCAAATTCTTTATCTGGATGTGCTTCGTTCCAAATCCAAATATCATGCTTCAAACATAATTTAGTATTATTTGTATCAAAATGTAATATGTCACTTAAATATGCAATTGCTTCTTCGCTAGCATTAATACTATCCCGTATTTTAGTCTTACTTAAATCAAGTATAATGCCATCTCCAACAAGAGGTATAGTTTTAACGTCTGGATAAGGCGTTTGGCTAGGTGCTTGCAGTGGAGAGCTTATTGGATTCGGAGTTGAAATCACTTCACCACTTCTATTTACATTGCCAATAGTTTTTGCGACAAAATTTATATCTGAAGGATGCCTGTCTCCAGCATCATGATTCCGTGTATCTATAGTTTTTTTTCTTGAAACACTAGAATTTCCAGTAGATAAAAATTGGTCTTCTGGTCCTAAGTTATCTGTTATCATAGTGGTAATTCTCCAGTGGCATTTTCACCTACCCACGCGCTGCCTGAATGCCCCCAATTTACTTCGTAATCTGTAGGATATATCCATTCAGATGCCACATTAGCTGGCCACGCAAAATCATAATGAGTTAATGTACCAAATTTAATTGGCAGCCAACACTCAAGGTCAACTATTTGATCTGTAGAGTTAAAATTAGCTTTTTTAACAATACTTTTGATCGGACCTGTTGATACATAATTTTTTTCAAAATTTAATGTTATACAATCCAGAGTCTCAATATTTAATTTATGTAAAAAAGTTCTAAAATTAATTTGTTTCCATGTATTTGATTTTCTAATAAGCCAAAATGTGGCAGCTTTTAAGACAATATCTGGTTGGTTATAAATATAAAATTCGGTTATTTCTTCATGTACACCATAGTATCCAATATTATGCCTTAATATAAGTTTGTTTAATTTACTGTGTGCATAAGAAATTCTCCACTCTACAACCATCTTGGTTACTAAATCTTCTGTGGCAGAACCACTAACTGAAATACTGTTAACTTCTATATCACTTTCAACAATAGTATTACTTGATACGGGCTCTTCAGCTAAATAAGTTAAATAAAATATACCATTTATTAGTCTAAGGCTACATCGTGCTTGAAATGCTATTTCTTGCAAAACTGTTATAACATTTTTTCTGTCGAGAATAGCAAAATTTGCTGGGAACGGTTCTAAGCAATTTCGTACATGGTCAAAGGAAATTGAATCAATTGCAAATTCTGTATATACATCAATAATATATTCTAAAATATCAACAATATTCGGCCCAACAGATGATTCAAAAGTAACATATACATCATCCCCCCAATTTTGGCCAGTAATTGTGCTTAAAGTCTTATAAAAAACAACTTGCACAGCTGTAATTGATCCATAAACTTTAGTTTCCGTATAATAGTAATTTGTTGGTACATCAACTAAATGTTTTACACCATTAAAGGTTTTAAAGGCTTTTACAGATAAAACTGTACCTGGAACAATACTAACAATATATGTGATAGGTTCATTACCATATAATGTTACAGTAGACCCAGCATCGGCCCAAAAATGTTTAGGTGAAACTGGGGCAGCTTGAGATACTGAAATACCAGCTGAGTATATAGTCCCTTCGGTACGTATATAACATTCGTCACCAAAGTCACCTTTACCACAGGGAACCTTCGAATAAAAATTGAACTCGCCACCAGGCCCAGGTGCCGTTGCGCCACCAAGCTGTGCTTCTGCAATTTCATTATTATACGCTGCTAAATTCTCTGGGTGAGTTCTACTAATAATTGTAAATAAGTCATCATCAACACCAATAGTATTCCCAAAATAGCCAGTAAACAAACCACCATTAATATCAAGTGTGATTATATTACGTGGAAAATCTTGCCCGCCTAAAATACGGACAGGGTTGGTGCCCAAACCTTTACTAAGAACTTCTGCAATTCTAGCTGCCTTAGCTTGATTTTGTGACGCTACTGAATCTGCCATCCCCTCCAATGCAGAGTTTATTGAAGCAGCTAATTGTGACCGTTGGTCATTATATTTTGCATACTCAGTGTCATCTGTATCTAACCAACAGCTTGCTACTAAACTTACATGTCCTTTTTGAATCTGTTGTATTGCTAGCCCACTCATATCTGCTTCAATTGGTGGGTTATAAAAACTATTTCCACTAAGAATACCTAAACCAGCTAGAGTAGTTCCATGTGTTGCGCTTCCTATAGCAACACATGGAACATCAAGCGGCGTTCCAAAACAAGAGGGCCAAGCCTGTCCAATTAATTCAACTGGAATATAAGGGAATTGGCCCTCTTCGGGAGAGAATCCGAACTCTTTGTCTTCAATTTGTGAGACAATAGAAAAACTTACAGTTTGTTCGCCTTCATTCCATACAATAGGCGAGTTTATTTTACCACAAAATAATAAGAATTTATCTGTTAAGTCTAAGCCTTCAAACCATTGCCAAACCCTAACATCACGTTTATGTATATCGGTAGAATCTAAAATAGCTTTTAATGACCCATCAGTATCATCAAATGTTACTTGAATCTCTTGTGAATCATTATTATCAGTGATTGCTACAACATCATCTAAATCACTAAGTTCTAAGATTTTTCCTTTAACTACATTAGCAATATCACGGTCAGCATAAGATTGCCATCCACCATCACGCACCCATTGTATTTCTACAATAACAACAGGTTCATTTCCCAAGCGTGTCTGTAATTTTTCTAAAGCTAATGCAGATAGAGTTCTCATATTAAAACACCTTCAAATTCAAAATCTACATCTACTGATTCATTTCCCCCACCAGGATTTCCTCGTTTAGATGTATTAAATTCTACTGGATTACTTGTAATATACCCAACCCAGGTTCTATTTAAATGGTCTACTATTTTTATTTGCTGCGATATATACATTAATAAAAACCGATTAAATTCTATTGATTTTAAACGAGTCATAGTGAATGATAAAACTAATTTGCGGCGTAATCCTTTTGTTTTTACGTAAGTATATAATGTACCATCCATGGCTCGTTTAGGGTTCATTTCAATAGCAAGAGATTCACTGTCGCCAAATTTAGGGTTAGGTAAATAAATACGGCAGTTAGCTGTAGGCCAGGGGGCTGTTATTTCAAACATTACACTAGCTCATATTCAAGGGTTTGAATTAACCAAGTTGGTGAATCAAAGGTATTGGGTCGAATAGATTGTTGGGATGCAGTATCAACAAACACAATATCATTTGTATTTCTACCTCTAGTTGTAGAACGTGTGATTTCAAATTCCAGATTAATTGAGAGATTTTCTCGGCTATTACGAACTAGTGTCTCATTTGGAGTCATAGTGATAACTCGCCACCAGTTACCTTCCCAGTCTATTAAACCAATTTCTTGTCCTAATGTTGTGTATATAAATGCTAATAAAGCTTGTCCTTCTACTTCTGTAAGTCCAGAAAAACTAAGTACCAGACGTTCATTTTTTGGCCATATTGGATCAGACCATACAATTAAAGTTCCACCGCGAGTTTCGCGCTTTATTCTTTGAAATTCCAAGCGATTTCGATTACCTAAATCAGGCCCACGTAGTGATACTGTAGAAGTTGGTGACACCCACGGATAAAATAATGTCACCCCAGAAGCATTAGTATCAAGAACTGGGATATTCTTTAAAAAGTTTTGTGGTGCATTAGGATCAGTTGTATTCCCAATAAATGGTGCATAGTTACATAATGAAACTTCATCTTTTACATAGAAGAATGAGGAGATAAATTCTAATTCATTAGAAATTGATAAATTCAGTGTTTTATTTAGAGTTGCTGTACTTTCTAACTCAATCTCAGTAGTTGGAAATGTGTATTTGGTATCCGCATAAGTTGTAAAACTAAGTGTAGAATTAGCATCTACATAAATTGGAACAGGTATAATTGTAGTAAATGTTATACTATTGGCGGCATTTACATCAATAGCACCAACTTTTAAAAGTATTTTCTTCGCAGTTTGAGATGTCCAAATTGGCGAAGTCGCAGATCGACCAATTATTTTTTCTACAATAGCAGAATCTTGCAACCCTGCAATAACAGTAATTTCATACCCATTTGCATCATAATCAATTGTATTCCATTGAACTTCAGTCTCAGCACTTAAATTCCAAGGTCTTGTTACAGACTCAGTATCTTCTAATTCAAGTTCACTATCAACATATAAACTTTTAACACTATTATAAGTAAATTGTGTAAACGTCAGTTCTTGAGCAGCTATGAGTTTTATTGGGTTTACACGGACAGTTTGAACCAGAGTAATTGGTTGGAGAAATGATGCAACTGTAATCCCTTTTTCAAGAGTTTGACTTAAGTCGAGTATATTTCCAACTATTTTATATACATCACCAGTCGCCGCACCTGTAAAATCAATTTCACTGGTTACAGCACGAACCTTCTCCTGTAAATCCGCGAATTGTGCAAATTCAATTATATTTGAACTAGTTAAATTTCGATCACCACCTAATCCAATAACTTGTGTAAAATCAATATTAGAAGTTACTGATTCTTGGTATAGGTCAGGAATCCTAACCGAACTTTCAAGTTCAAGTTCTGATATAATTTCCAGCCATTTAGGGCCAGTGTAAGCTGCAACTGTAGTAAAAGTTACTGGCTGAGTTTCACTTATTAAATGTGGATATCCACCTAAAGTTGTCGTAAATGTGATAGTTTGCGTGATATACAAATTATTAGGTGTCTGCACAATAGTAGTAAAATCAAGACTATTTGCAGCATCAGCAAGAAGAATGGATTCAGGCGCTGCTAAAACTTCGATATGCTGGCTGGTAACTCTAAGTGTACCATTATCACCAGGCCCTAGCACTTCTACAAGTTGATTAGTTGCTCTTAATGCCATGTTAGTTTACTTTAATTCCAAATTGTGAGGCATCAATATTAGCAATAGTCCAGGCATTACCAGTCGGATCAGTTTCCATCAATCGTGTTTTAGTGATATAATCCGTTGTACCAATCGAATCAGCTGCACTATCACTTTCTGTTGCACCTAATTTTGCTACAGTAATTAAACTAAAACTATTTGCATCAGTTTCGCGGCATACTGTGTTGATCTGTATTCCCTTTATACTGTCAGCTAATTCTGCTACAGCATCATAAGTATATAAATCTTTTGTTGTTGACACTGCACTCTCAACATATCCAGTATCATCATCACAGGTACTTTCATTCACTAGATCAAAATTTTCTGCACCAGCGCTTCTTGTCCAGGCATTGGCCGCTGTATCTCCATCAGGTCTGATAGCGATTACACGCATATTTCCCAGAAAATCATTATTTACTGCCCCGGAGCCATCTAAACAATACATATCATCAAAACTGGCCGCATATGCACTTGACGAAGAGGTACTTAAGCGAAATCGGTCATGATACGCATTCGTGCCAGCTTGAGTATCTACACCACTATCACTGGCAACATCACTTCCACCAACTCGAAGTTCATAAGTTCCTGTTGTATTATTACATAAAACTTTAAACTCGATATAATACCAAGCATCTGCAACAAGAGCTAATCCTACAGTTGTCTCTATTGATGTTACACCACGACAAATTATTATTTCTCCACCAGACGTGAGTCTTAGATTCATTCCTTGTGTAATACCATCGTATAAACTTAAAAAAGTATTATTGCCTAAGTCTTTAAATTTAACGGCAAAACCCACGACGATAGTTGCATCAGTTGTTAAGGCTGTAGATTGTATATATGCGCCGGAATAGTCTAATTGGAGACTGTAACCACCTAAACGTCCCGTTTCAATATCCCAATTTGATGCTTGACCATCGGTAGAATATTTTCTTTCTATAATCCCAATAGGATTTGGAGCATCTCCTACACTTGTACCAAAGCCTTCAAAACCTTCAATCCAGAGTAAAGCCATAATTTAACTCCTAAAAGAGCTAAGGGGCTCATATCGAGCCCCTTAGATGCATTAATATTAGGTTACTGCTGGGGCACTGACACTATACGTCACCTTTAATTGGTCCCCAATTAAAACAGCTACATCACCACTTGTAAATAACGCAGTAGCCCAGAGTGTATTACCAGTGGCGGTATGATCACTTTTTGTTTGAGCATTAGCACCACCGACAACAAAAATACCTTTGACAGTACCATTTGCAGTAATATCAAAAATTGCGGCATTAGCATTAGTAATTGCCTTACCTGATGCAGAATCAGGTGCCCATTCTGGTCTAGTTGTCGTTGAATCACCGTTGTTACCATCAGTATAATCGGTAAACCAATCCCACCCATTTCCAGCTTGATTTAAGTTATCATAATTGTCATTTTCAGATAAAGCGGAGTACCCAGTCAGATTGATTAAATCAATATACCAATTAGCAATTGGCGTCACACCATCAAACATCACATCGAAAAGTTTATTTTTACCTTCGATAGTAATACCATTGTGACCACAATACTCATTAATTCTACGCCCCTTGCGAATGTGTTCGACACGGTAATTACCTTGCAGAAGACACTGACTCATGGGTGCGGATTTTGGACTGCGGGTCACTTCAACAGTCGCGTTCTGCTGAAACGATACAGGATTCATAAAATCCTCCTTCAACTATAGTTTACTAGTTCCACGCCGCACTTCACGTCGAAGTGCCGTCGCAATTTCTCTCGCAGTTTGTCTGGTAGACGAACTACCATTGACCGACACATTGATGTCGCCAATATTCGTGACAGTTCCACCGTCTTGACGATATATTGGTTTAGCACCAGCGTTCATGGCCACAAGTTGCGAGAAGAAACTCCTTGTGGCTCGCGCATTTACCACGAATTCACCAGGTGATAACATGGCTGGGATCGTGTCTGTCCCATGAGGTTTAAACATTCCACCATCGGCAAAATGCATTGGTCCGCCATGGACTCGATTAATTGGATTAGAGAATATCTGCGCATTCTTAATACGTTCCTGAGCGTTTGCAACTCGTTCAGCATTGCTTGCTTGAATACCATAAGCAGTAGCAGTTGTTTGTGCATTAGTATTAATTATAGGTGCATTTTGAGCAATTGAGGCAACATTTTCTGCCGTACCACCAGTAAGTGTTACTGGAATCACAATACCTGCACCAAAGGTTGTTCTGGCTGCATTAATTTGTTGAGCTAATTTATCGAATTGAGTTTTTGCATCTAGATCAGGTGACCCAGCTATCTTACCATAAAATTGCTGAGAAATTTGTTGAATAGCATCACGGGCTGCTTGAACAGTATTTTGGTCAACTAATAATGAATTTTGTAAGGGATGTTTTGCCGCGAGTAAATCAAAATTTTTCAATGCTTTTTGACTTTGGCTCAAGGCCTGTTGAAATGCTTGTAAATTATTCGGATCAACATTACTAATACCTTTAATTGCTAGAAGCATATTATTATATGCCTGAGCCAGGGCATTCATATCAGTCGTCTGCTTAGAAAGAATTGATGTATTTGGCAATATACTACCAAAAGGCTCTGTTATTCTAGTTGAAATGGTACCTTGTAGTTTTTTAATTTCCCCATCAAAAACTGCAATTTTAGGTGCTAAAGTAGCCATTTCATCAGTTTTAGAAGCAATACGATTCATTAAATCAAAGAATGGACTATATTTATCAAGTTCTGGGAATGCAATATGAATTTCTTTTGGAATAGCTTTAAAAGCTCCCATCAGATTATTCAAACCCTTTTGATATTCAAATGTTACCTGAGTCTGCATACCTGGAAGTTTCTTTCCCATAGCATGTAAATCTTTTTGCAAATTAGCTACGCCCAAAAATGCTGATAAATTAACCGATTTATCTTTGCTCATTAAATTAATTAGATTAGTCCATGCAAGTTGAGCCTTTTGAAAATCTTTAGTCATATCCTCTTCAGATTTAGCTGCACCAGTGGGCGTAAATTGCGTAAATCCTTTGAGAATATCCTGCACAGCTGTTTTCATAGCTGAAAGTTTTTGCTCTTCAAGTTTAAGATTTTTTGCAGATTCGATACCTGCTTGACGTATGGCATTTATTCTGCTGGCATCAACTTGAGTAAGTGCCTGGGCAATTTGTAGTTCTTGATTGCGTGTCCTAGCTAAAAGCCCTCGATTATTTTGTTCTTGGCTTGCACTTGATGATGCGGCTGAAGCGAAACTAGCAGCATCAGATAGCGCCTCTTTAATAGCAGTAAATTCTTCAGGTTGTGTTGCTTTTCCCAAAGCATTCATAGCCGCATTTAATTGATCTTGTGATCTATTCATTTGTGCATAGGCTTTATGGACATTATCCATATTATCTAGCCTAAATCCAAATTCCTTGTCAGCAAATGCTTGTGAACTTTTAGTATAATCTCGCATAGCATCAGTCATTGCTTGCCCGCCGTTCTCAGCAACTTGTTGCAATTTTTTGACTAAGCGTTCTTGCGTGCTAATAATATTTCCTAACTCGCCTTTTAAAGTTGAAACACTATTCTTATTATTTTGAGCAATATCATCAGTAATTTTACTATGTATTTTTTGTAACTCAGTTAAAGCGCTTACAGTTGAATTTTTGATTAATTCGTTAGTGTCAATTGTACTCTGAACTCGTTTTACATTTTCCTTATCAATTTCTTCAGAATATTTCTTTTCCTGTTCTAGCAAAGCTGTATGCATATCGCGAGCTTTTAGTGGGATATTTAATAAGTCAGCAATTAATGGTGCTAAAAGTTCTCCTGTTTTCCAACTTAACCAAAGAGCCCCAATCGCGGGTATAGCTCTGCCCAAACTAATTAAAGCAACTTTACAAGCATTAATACTCCAGAGCCAGGAGCCGAATATTTTAATTGCAGGCGTAAACGCCCCCACTATTGCGGCAGTAAATGCAAATAATCCTGGGGTACCTAATTGTGATAGCGAATCTGTGAGTCTTTCTACTACTCCTAATACACTATTAAGTACAGGGAGAATAGACTGCCCTAATTTTATAAAATTAGTTGAAATTTGATTAGTTAATTGAGCAAATTTTTGACCAGGAGTTTGAGCCACAATATTATAGACACTATCAGCTAAAGATTCATTTGCTTCTTTAATTTTTAAAGTATCAGCAGCAGCTTCCCTATAATTTCCACCTAAAATCGAAACAACACCTGTCAATGCCCTTAAATTAGTGAAAGCTTTAGCTAATTCAGAATTACTACCCCTTGTCTCTACTTCTAAGGCTTTTAACATTGGCAATAGTCCGCCAAATTTACTTATTGCTTGTTCAACAGTTTCAACACCCCATTTTTCTGCATAAATTGCCTTTAAAGCCTCAGTTGGTTTTAAAGTTTGGGATAGTATTGCTCGCATTTGAGTGACTGCTGTTGTAAATTTAACACCTTGACGCGTCATTGTAGAAACTGGCCCTAAGACTTCTTCTAAAGAAACGCCAAGTTCCTTAGCAATAGAAGCAACTCGACCAATTGTGTCTTTCATTTCACTAAATTGAAATCTACCAATTTCCATAGCTTTAAATAATTTCCCAGACACATCACCAGCACTATCTGCACCTAGTTTAAATCCATTAATAGCTACAGTTAATGTATCAACAGCGTCAGTAGTAGTAGAACCTGTTGCAACAGCTACTTTCATAGCTTGCTCTAAAACTTCCATTGACTGAGCAGCATTTCCAACTTGGTTTTGCATCGTCAAGTAAAAACCTGCTCCAACATCAGCTAATGGGCGTGCAAATGTTCTAGAAAGATTAACTAAATCAGTTTCAATCTGATTAATATTTGCACCTTCACCAGCTACTGTTTGAATCATACCTAATTGACGACTAAACGCAGCACCAGATGTTACTCCTTCTTTAAATGCTTGACTAACGGCATTTATTCCCGAAAGAATATAGCGAAACTGCATAACTTGGACAAGTGTTTTAAATGAAATAATAAGGCGTTGATTGCCTTGGTGTATCTTATTTGCAGCATTCTGGTGTGTTTGTGATAGTTTTTTTACATTTGCTCCCAACTGCGCAACTGGAGTAGCAGTTGCTGAACCCATATTAGTAACTGTCTTAGTTGTTTGTGTAACTGATTTTTGCAAACTACTAAGTGATTTTGAGGCCGATGCCCCAGCCGTATTCCAGCTACGAAGTTCTTTACCTGTTGTAGAAAGAATAGTATTTAATGATTCCAAGGCGTTTCTCAGACTATTGATAGTAGTAATAGCTGGTCCAGCCTCAAAACCCAATCTCTGAATAATATCTTCAGCCATGTTACTTTACCGTATGTGTTTTGATAGTAATTGCCAACATTGGTGCTGGTAATCTAATTGATTTTGCATACTGCTTAAATTCTTCTGCCGCAATTTCCTGAAAAGCATATGGGCCTGGATTTTTTAATCTTGCAAATAGCCTACCTTCTTCTGGATTAGTGTTGGCATTATTATACTCATTGAACATTAAATGCCAGAGGTCGGTCGTATACTCAAGAACATATGCACCATCATAAATAGTCTTTCGAGCATTACTATGTTGTTTACCATAACCAGGTCCAGACATCCATGGAATACCGCCACCAACACTTATACTATATCCAATCAATGCTGCTAACTTCAAAAAAGTGCCATGGCTTGCACCGGACCAGACTGGAATTCTGGATAAAGCTGCATTCATCCAAATAACGGCCCCCTGAGTTAACGCTGCATTTAACTCATCATTTAATAATCGCTTCCATACTGTAGGAGACAAATGCAGCGTTTTATATTCAAAGGTAAATCGCATTTAAGATTGTCCAGGTTTTGTAAATGCTCCGGCCATTTTCATTTCTTCATAATCACGAAGTTGTTCATAAGCTATAATTAAAGCTTGAGTCCAAACATCACACTCCTCCCAAGAATCCTTAACTCCAGGTGGTTTGATATTTAACCGTTCACAGGCTTTCCAGACGGTATATTCTCCTGTGCGGTATTTTGGCCAGAGGATTCTTTTTGCGCCTGAACCTGACCAAGTAGAAAAACCTTGCGCGCCTGTTCAAGCTTTGATTCATCTAATGAATTAGCTTGCATGACACATTGCACAATGCGATTAATTTCAATAGTCGTTAGTCCAGCGGTTTTAAAATCCTGAACATAATTTAACCAAGTCCTAGGGTTATCAATTTGAACAGTATCCCACTCAATGTCGCTAGGCTCTAAAGATTTTACCACTAAATAAGCAATTCGCTTTTCATTGTGACTTTGTAAAATTTGCCGGTAATTTTCATCTTCCGGCATCGGCACCCAACCATCCTTGGTTAATTTACCTGGAGCCTTTGGTTCTGGACACAAAACATCAAACTCATCAAGATTTATTGCTTGGGCCTTAATGACGATAGTTTGTTCGCCACGCGGAAGAACTAGAAGTTCTTGTGCTGGTCCAGCAATAGTTAAACCACCAATTCTCATAATAACTCTCCCATAAACCTTACAAGGTAAAACCTGTAATTGAATTGTAAGTGATTCAATTACATCTATTTAAATTAACTTCTAGTTACAGTTGCTTCTGTTGCGTTGCATTTACCAGAAACTGAGATTGTTGCATCTTGTAAATTAAACTCAAGATCATCATAACGAAATTCTGGTAAAATTGTTAGCTCATCCTGAGAAGTTCCACATGGAACAGTATGCTCAATTTCAATATCAACACAATAAGGTTCACACAAATCATCAGATGAACTAACCCATTCGTTAGCATTACCCTTATTTTTAAGCGCATCCACGGGAGTTATAGCTTCGCTAGTTCCTGTAGTAATATGCTCATAAACGAAATCTAACTCGACTTCAAGTGGTTGCTCATCACCTTCTTTAACAGTGTCTAAAACGCCACGATCAAGCAAATATTCATATTCTTTTGATTCAGTAAAGGTTAAATTGCCTTCACCAATCTTAATTTCAATTTGTTGTGGTAGAAAATTGAGTGTATCTCCTTTTTCAGGTACAATAGTTCCCCAAGCAGGTGTGAAACCAATATTTGTAGTTGGGCTTGTTGAAACTGGAGTACGCGCTGTCACAGTATGTATAGTAGTATGGTTTGCTGTGGATGGTGTAAATCGAGCACCAACTGGAATTAAACTGGTATCTACTGTATTCAGAACAACAGTTGAAACATTAACATCTGTATCAGTAGTGACTGGGCCAGCTAACCCACCAACAGATGCAACTGTTGTGGCATCTACAACACCATCACCTGCACCTTCATCAACAATTGCCCAATTTGCGCATTGTGCTGGTCCAACACCCCACATTGTAATAATATCTGACGCTATATTTGCACCAGTTATGTGGATAGTAAAAGTATTCGGTGCAAAAGTAACTCCTGCTGCTACTTCATCTATACCATTAACAGCTGCAGTATTAACAGTATCATCACCAACATCCCAGGTACCACTTCCATCACCTTCAACAGCACACGACCAGGCTGGCCATGTTGGGTTGCCAACAATTGCAGCATCAAAGGCTGTTTTTATAGTTGTAGCATTTGAAGTTGCTGCATTATATTCTAGAGTAAATGTGTCTGAATTAACATCATATAAAACAGCTTCAGCACCATTACTACTAGCTTCAAAAATACACCCATTATAAATGTCATCTTTAGCAGGTGATGTAAATACTAAATCGCCATTTGCGGCACTAATATCAAGAGTTGCAGTGGCATTAGCACCAGCATTTACATCCGCGACGGATGTAAAATTCCAATTATTCCATTCAGTACCTGCGTCTAATGCAGTAAAGGTAATATCACTATTGACTGCATTACTATTAAGAACCGCTGTAGCAACTGCACCCTCTGTAATAAGAGCCGTCCCGCTTAAACCGTCCTTAATACGAATTGTGCAATCACGTAATTCGATTCTTGCCATTTTATTCTCCAATATGAAAGAAATCCTGGCTGGCTAATTAAAGCCAGCCAGATATTTAAATTAACTTCTAGTTACAGTTGCTTCTGTTGCGTTGCATTTACCAGAAACTGAGATTGTTGCATCTTGTAAATTAAACTCAAGATCATCATAACGAAATTCTGGTAAAATTGTTAGCTCATCCTGAGAAGTTCCACATGGAACAGTATGCTCAATTTCAATATCAACACAATAAGGTTCACACAAATCATCAGATGAACTAACCCATTCGTTAGCATTACCCTTATTTTTAAGCGCATCCACGGGAGTTATAGCTTCGCTAGTTCCTGTAGTAATATGCTCATAAACGAAATCTAACTCGACTTCAAGTGGTTGCTCATCACCTTCTTTAACAGTGTCTAAAACGCCACGATCAAGCAAATATTCATATTCTTTTGATTCAGTAAAGGTTAAATTGCCTTCACCAATCTTAATTTCAATTTGTTGTGGTAGAAATGTAATAATATCTGCGTTTGCTGGTTCATTTGCTCCCCAAGCCGGTGTAAAAGTAATACTTGTTGTGGGGCTAGTACTTGCGGGAGTTCTCGCAGTGACAGTATGTATAGTTGCATGATTTGCTGTATTTACTGAAAATCGAGCGCCAACTGGAACTAAATCAACATCTGTTGTATTAAGAACAGCGCCATCAATATTAACATCAACGTCGTTCACAGTGATTACTGCTTGATTAATAGTAGCAGTGCCACTGAGGCCGTCTTTAATACGAATCGTGCAATCACGCAATTCGATTCTGGCCATAGTTTATACCTCCAAAAAAGTTTGTTAATTGTTGCCCAGTTTACGTCTGGTAACGATCACTCTGAAAAGAGTTCCATTTTAAAACGCCCGTCTACCTCTGATTGGCGGACACGATCTACACGATTTATTTGTCCAAAGTGAATAATTTTATTTGAATCATTCCGCCCTTGTCTCGGTACAAGACATCCGATCCACGCTTGATCGTCCCCCTCTTCACTTCCATAACGGAACACATTTATTGGCCCTTCCATTGCAGTTTGAATTGCTCCACACCACGTTGTAATATCATAAGCTTGTTTGGTACCCATGATTTCGGTCAATAAAATATTGATGTCTACGTTCAAAATGTAATAATTATGACTTGGCTCTACAATAAAAGGACCATTAACACGTAATTCTGCATGATTATAATGGATTTTCTCTGCTTCACGCTCATCCACACCGTCTGTTAAAAGTGGTAAGATTAATGTATCAGTTACTGATTTAAAATAATCAGCAACCGAAGACATAATCCATCTTGACCAATTAGGATTTAACATTTGTGCTCACTTGGGTGAACATGGGTTCATTAGAAAGTTCTACATCCATAATAGTTGGACCAATAACCCTCTTTGCTGTAATCGTCCAGCCAGTATGCTGCTCTAATTCTTCAATAATTTTTAAATTATACCTATAATTTTCAAACTCAATCCAATCATCATTTTGAATTATATAACCCTTAGGTAAATCCCTCGCATCAATAATAAAAATTCTTGTATTGGTATCATACGATCCACCGTATGAAAATTCTTTATTGGCAACTAAGACTGTTTGTACAACTTCACGTTGTACTTTAGTTGGAAGAACAATACAACGATGGATAGTTATACTAGTTGAATTAAGTTCTTTAACACCTGTTTTATAGTTAGTTTCTGCTTTGGTTAATTTATGTAATTTTACAGTGCTTCCAAAGCCACGTTTTAATGTATATAGAGCTTGACGAATTCGACGATTTAAACTGTGATTTATTATAACCATATTTAAATCCACCTAATCAATATTTGGTTTCTCACAGTTTTGTTCGTATATTTTTGGATAGATATCCGCGAAGCGTTCAATGATATGTCCTATCCATTTTAAACATTCAGAACTCTGCACCAATGCAGCTGTAGTTCTTTCAACAAGATTTTGAAGCATTTTCTTTTGATAATCTTCAAGTTTTTCTACTCTACGAGTTAATTTTAATTCTCGTTGCCAATCTCGATATATGAAAAAAATTACAATAGCTACAAAAGGCCCGAAATTCTTTACAATATCTACCAATGGAAAATCCATCCTTACCTCCATTATCTATTGAAAGACAGCCCGGAGATTCATATGAATCTCCGGGATATTTCGGTCAAAGTTAGCCAAGCAAAACACAACCAAGATTGGTATCAAGTGTCGCAACACCAGCTAATAGGTCCATAGTTACGATAGTACCTTGTGTAGTGATATCGTATTGCATTGTGACACGCATGCCAACGTTATTATAGTTGGCCACTGCAGCGCGAACGCCCATCATTTGGTTTGGAAGAGCCAATGGACGTGTGACTAAAGCCAAAGCATCGCGATGGAATGCTAGGTTATAAGCACCCAATGGTCCTGGAAAACAAAGTGCGCCATCACCAACATTTGCGACAAGAGGTCGGTCAAGCCAAAGAATAGTTTGTGCAGCATTGGATGGATTTTCATATGCTTCGATAACTGTATAAGTATGTCGAGTTGCAACTGTGTCACCAAAGGCAACAAGTTGACCAACTTGAGGTTGCTTATTTGCAGTGTATCCATCCACAACAACTCCCTTTGCATACCCGGCTACCATAGCACCATCAACATCACATTTGTTATACACAGTAGCAACCGCTTGATTCTCAACAGCGTACTTTAGAGGCAATTCTAAAGTAATCTGCGTATCATTGGTTGTAGCAATGCAGTAGCGAGGTTGATCATCACCGGCAACTGTCACAAATTGCCCAGCAACAGGCGTATCACCATCAGCATTGACAGTGAGTACACTAACACCAGCAGCATAAGCTGCTTCTACAGTTTTAGTAAAACTATCAACAGAAGCCGCTCCATAGACTCCAGGTTGATTCTGTAGCATGTAAGTATCAAATCCAAGAATACGTCCTAACATAGCGTCACGCAAAGCATTACCGCTATCCCCACGGCTGTCCGCTGCCATAAATAAGTCGGTCTTTAATAGAGCCGTTTCTGAAGAAGGTGCTAATGCAAGCCGCCGTCCAGTTGTATAAGCAAGATTCTTATTTAAAGTTTCACGAACTTCTAATACGTAGTTTTTAGAATTTGTTCCATCTAAACCATTGAGCTTGCCAACAACATTTCCAAGAAAACTGTGTACTTGGCCACAAATAGCGCGATCAATACCACGCGCGATAGTTTGCATACCAGGGACGATATAAATTTGGAGTAAATCTTGGAAAGATTTACTAGCTTCCCCGTCCTTAATTGTAAAACTGATATAATGATGTTGGTTCAATGGAACCTGGACATTATCTGAAGAAGCATCCTGAAGTTCAATGCTATCCACATCAGTTTTGCGTTTTGATTTAAAAGTACCAGGACGCCGTGTATTCACAACATCACCAAAGTTGGCAACTTCATTTTGGAAATCGCGGTGTACCAACCCAGCCATCACCATGTTTTCTTCTAGAACTGCTAGGCTTTCAAGAGCCCAAGCTTCTGGAATAAAGGCATCATTATCATTTGCAAAGCAAGTGAGAGATACTTTCAATAGATATAATTCGTTCATTTTTACCTCCAAAAGGTCAGTTACAATTTATTAAACTACTATGACCCCAGCTTTAACGAGACTTTAAGCCTAAGGATGCTGGGTTTTCCTTTCTTCGGCGCATATACTCTTCGGCAGACATCTTTTTAACATCTGCCACGCCTGAACCTGACGCACTGCCGCCAGTAGCAGTACCCGCTCCAATACCACTAACTACGTTTGACTTGAATAAATTACCGAAGAGGGACGGTAATTCCTTCATGCGCTTAACCGCAGCTTCTGGTGTTCGACGGGTAATAATAGGCTCTCCATTTGTTGTATCAATATCAGTTAAATCAACCATTGGGACAGCTTCACCAGTACTTTGTCCTTGATCGTTGGTCTTTTCAACCATTACTGTCATTGGACGAAGTAAAGAAACAATTTGAGAAATATTAAAAGCATCATTAACTACTGCTGCATCCTGTAATGAACGATCAATAAGTGTTTGCTTATATTTTTGTTCCCAAGTAGTGGCTTTAGATTCCCACTCTTTAACTTCCTTGCCATATTTTTCCTCTAACTCCTTTTTATCATGCTCTAACTGCTGCTCCCTTGATCGGAAGGTTTTTTGTAAGTCTTCTAATTTACTTTCAAGTTGTTCGCGTTGTTCCTTACTTAAATTTTGATTAGCTAAAGCATCCTTATAAGCCCCCTCTAATTGCTCAAGCTTTTGAACATGCTTTCGTCGGTCTTCTGCAAGAAATTTATTTACATCATCTTGTGTAAAAACTTTAGGCCCTTTCTCTTTCTTAGCCTTAGCTGCTTCAGCTGCTGCGGCTGCTGCGGCTGCTGTGGCTGCGGCTTCTGCAGCTGCGGCTTCTGCGGCTGCAATATCATCATTCATTACATCATCATTGTCATAACAAGCCAAGGCCACTTTCATAAATCTCTTTAACATTTTATGTCTCCTCCCAGCATTTATCTTAAATATTATAGTAACTTGCTGGTAAGTTACTTAATATTCGGAACCACCCTTAGCTCCACCGCTAAGGTAAAATTAACTAACCCGAGTGATTCTATATTCACGGCCATCACGTAAAAACGGCTTCAAATATCTCCAGGCAAGTGCGCTTGGAATACCGTGAATTAGATGCTCAATCGGTTGTTGGTCCCTATTATATGCGGTTCTTACACCGGCATAACTATGTGTCGAAATTCCTAGATTTTCAAGCTCAGCATCAGGGTCTACACCATCTAATAACGCTAAAGTAATTTCATAACATGCAGTTTCAATATCATTAGGAATAGTAGTATCTGTATCACGTGGAAATTCTAATTCTTGACTTGCATCAGCTACACGAATTTCGGTGTCTGTTGCTTCTGCATTTGCTGCTAGTAAAGTGTATACAGATGCTTTATCACCTTTATAATTTAAACGATCAATATAACGAGTCGCCATATATAATGCTTTTTGTCTATCGGAAGTAGACGCATCGTCCCAGGCGCTCGTATGCAATCGAGTTCCAAAATAATTATTAGCATTGACAAGAGTGCCGTAAAATGACGCCATTATGCTTTACCCTTCCCACGCACTGGAATTTTAGTGGTATCTTTGAATGTTGTATCTATTGCTTTTTGTTTTTCTTCTTTTGACTCTGATGCAGGGCTGTCTGATAAATCTGGCAACCCTCTGGCTGCTGGATTTTCAAGCTCTCCAATTTTATTCTCTGCTACTGCGCCACCGCCCTCTGTTTGGGCTTGAGCTATACGTATAATACGGGCTAAATGATCCGCTTGAGCTTGTAGATATTCATCTGATTTAAATCCTAAAGCCATTGAAGCTACTCTCTCGCCAACTAATCCTGCGTCTTTAGCTTGAATAATAGTATCAGGATCACTTGTTGTATATTCTGCGCTGTCAATCTCTTTGTTTATTTTTTCAAGAACATCAACATCAACTTTTCCAGCTAGCAGGGTGGAAACAATACATTTTGCCAACTCTTGTTTAATCGTTCGACCTGGTACAGAATACATGATTTCAGATAATTTTTTAGATTCATCAATTCTATTAATATCTGATTTCAAACTATATCTATTAGGATATTTAATAACTGGGACTAGTCTATTTTCAACACGGCGCTCTTCATAAGCTGCCCAATGTTCTGCAATTTTTCGTTCTGCATTTTCTAGTATACTACCAATAAATGCTAATCCAGCCTCTACACCTTGTGGGTCCATATCTTTGTTTTCACGTTCAAGTGCGTTCCCCACTTTATTAGAGACAGCTAAATTAACTAATTTACGAATATCATCTTCCAATTTCTCTTGTAGTTTAATTGAAGCTTCAAGAGGTTCTGGAGAGGGGTTTATAAAACTAGGTCGTTCAGCCCTTAAATCATATGCACGACCGTGTGTTGCACCGACATTAATATTATTATCACTACTACTTTGTCCACCACTTGTTGCGGTCCCATCAGGATTGCTAGCATGTTTTAAGTGATCTCCAACAGCCCTGAGATCACGTTGTTCTGTATAAAAAGCAAAGTTAGATTTTAGAGCATACGAAACATCACTGGAACCTAAATTTAATATAGCAGCTTGATGTTTGCAAACATCTTTTAATAAACTATCTCCAATACTTATCATCACAAATGGAATACGCGTTAATTCTAATTCAATAGGTTCCATGAAAGTGGGTTTATTTGTGTGTGGATCAATTGGATTACCAGATGTGTCCATAAATAAAACATTAACTCGACCAGTCTCTTCATTAATATAGACAAGTCTATATCGTTCATAAGAGCCAGAGGGCAGTTTGACAGGGACTCTAAAATTATAATTATCCATATCGCCAAAATCTACGCCACGATCACGTAACAAAATAGCTGAAAAATCAGATGTCTCATGTGGTTTAGAAGTTGTCCAAGATAAAATATCTTCGACTGGATACATATATAAATACGGACGAGCACCTTGCGTATCAGCTAAGGTTTGTGCTGACAATGACGGCATATCAACATAAACCCCACATCTCCCCATAACACATAATTCAGTTAAAACTTCGTATCCAGTAAATACATTCATATTTGATCCACGTAGATCAACACCACCATGCAACCCTTCTACAGCTTCAGTGTAAATTTTACTCCCACCTTTACGAAGCACATCACGCATCCGTTGAAAGACTGAATTTCTAACATCATTTATAGCTGCTTTAGCAAAGGCAGGGACTGGAGTAATTAATTTTCGAGCACGAAATTCTTCGGCTGTTTCTCTGGTACTAAATTGTTGCAGGTACGACTGTGTATAGTCGTCCCCTGCCTCATACGTGTCTCGCCACGTTGACCAGTAGGACATATCTCTCAAGTAGTTAGGATGCCGAATCGAAATTACAAGTTGTTTTGTACTCATTTATTCTGCTCTAGGTATTCTTTTTTAGATACTTTGCAGCTTTTTGACAAAGTATAGGATCATCTTTTGCATTACCCAAAAGGATATCGTTTATTTGTTCTGTTATCTAAATTCTGATAAAATTTATTAAGACCCAATAATTTTTTACAACCACTGTATTGTTTTGTCTTCATTACAAAAAGGCCCCAATATTTCGGTTTGTAACATATGCCGCTGCCAAAGGTAATGCGATTTCTGCGTAAACCTGGGCATGACAGAAGTGATCGGCTCCAGTTTCTACATATCGGGCTTTTGGATTTCCATTTTGATCCTTTTCATATGTTCGGACGACGGCTTTTATATGTTCCCTATATTCCCTGGATATATCTATTGGTAATAGTATACGCTGTGTCTTATATCTACCAAGTGTGGCATCGAGCCAATTCGTGCGATCAACAGTAGCTATCGGAGTTCCTAATTCATCTTCCGCGACCGAAATTTCTTTACCACTTTGTCCACTACGATAACGGCACAACGTGACATAGCCGGGAAATCTTCTCGCAAATCTACGCGCATCATTAATCTGTGGATCAGCGTCTATTACACAGCCCAAAACTTGCCAATCTCGCATTAGATTGTCAAGTCGATCAAACTCATCACCAGGTAATTTTCCTTCCCACAATAATTTACCAGTAGCTGCGACATTTATATCCCGTCCCATTTCTTTTACAGTCCACTCGACAACCGTTATGTGATTCCACTTACCTTGGTCTATTCCCATTGTAATTAAACGAGTTCCACCTTGTGTGGGTCTGGCATCTTGTTTTGTATGATTTCGTAAACAACCTTCAATATCCTCATCACTGATTTGAGCACCTTCTCCAATATAAGGTAATCCTAACTTAGATTGATGAAACTCCGTTGATGCTGCTTCGTCTCCAATTCCTCTAAAATGTGCTACGACAATATCGCCAGGACTTACAGTATATGAATAAAGTTGATTAATATAAAAACTACGGTTATTTGGATCGCTGTCAACTGTTGGATGCCACTTACCGTTTCCCAAAAATAGCGGCTTATCCTCCTGTCGAATTGGATGTTTACACTCCTTACATTTTAAATAAGATTCTTTACATCGTGGATCATTTACATGGTCGCCAATAATTTCTATACAATCTGGCCAAGTAAATTCGGTCCAACGATTACAGTGCGGACATTGAAAAGTCCAATGTTCTTGTGTTCCTTGTAAATAAAGTTTATGTATACCATATTTTGGAATTGTTGGAGTCGAAATTGACCATATACATTTTTCAACATGGCCACTTAAACGCTCTAAAGCCAACCAGATTTGTTTCTGGTCCATCTCATCAACTTCATCTAGAATCAATGTAGAAACTGGAATTGACTTTAAATTACTGTCTCCTCTTGACCCGCGTATATAAAGATTTACACCACCAGCTTGTTTAAGTCCTACCGTATTTGTTTCTGTGAAGATTGATTTGAGATACTCACTGTGCAATAAGGCAGTGCTAAAACGAGCTTTACTAAAGTCACTAGCATTAATACTTGTTGGTAAAACATATAAAACATCTTTTTTCAACACATCAATTGTATACAAAGCTCGATTAATTGCAACTTCTGTTACGCCCAGTTGTGCCGCTTTCATGGCGCTATTAAATTGGGCATTAGAATCACTGATTTCTCTACACCAAGGATGATATGTAAATTTATATGGTCCAGGAAATGGTTCGCCCATTATTCGACGATATTCAGCCCACCGCGAACAAGTGGTTAAAGTCCTACTACGGAGTCCGCTAGAAATTGCCTCTCGAAATTCTTTTATTAAATCGGCATTCATTCATTATTTTGGAGGCTAATTTTACAGGCTCGCGGGCATTCGCCACAATGCGTTCAGCCTGATAGCCTCATGTTTTAAGCTATTTTTCAACTGGGGCGGGTTCTAATAATACAAGAAGACTTAAAAGGAGCTTAAGGATATCAAGCCAATGATCTTTCAGCCATTGTATAATTATTTCCCAATTAATGCCTTCTTTAGGCAGCCTCTCATAAGTATAATTTTTAACTTCTACCAATAAATCAATTCGACCGACACCATTTAATCTATTACGAATGGGATGTCGAAGAACTTGCATTAGTTGGTCATATTGTTCTTGTGTTATCCTGCCCTCTTGAAAAGACTCTCTAGCGGCTCGACGGTATAGAACCTTAAAATGCATGTGTCACCAAATTCTGTAGTCTGAAAATTTTTCCAAAATATTCCGTATCTCTGTTTCCGATACAATTCCAACAAATCGTTTAATTTCTATTTGATTTTCTAAAATAACTAAAACAGGTATTGAATAAATTTTAAACTGTTTAGCTCTATTTGTATCATCTCGTATATTAACTACCTCTATTTTATATCCTTCTTCAATAAGTTTTTTGATGGTGGGTGCCATTTTTTGGCACGCTGGACACATATTTGAAGTGAAGAAAATTGCCTCTCTCATTTTCGCAACCAATCTAATAGCCGCTTACGTGGTTTTTTAATATCACCTATAATATCATATTCTGGTATTTTAGATTCTATTTGTTTTGGAGGCGGTTTTTTGTCCGATTGTTTTTTTAAAAATTCACGTAAGATATTTGTTAGAGTAACAATTTCTTGGTCCCAATTAATCACTTCCTTACGAACAAGTTTAAGCAATAATGTTCTTAACCAAACTATAAATCTACGCCATAATAAAAACATTATTTAGCTTCCATTAATTTTTTTAAACTTTGAAAAGTCTTGTTGGCATAAAAAATATAATCTTGACGTGGATATCCAGCATAGCAAGATATTGCAATAGTATCCCCTTGCTTACACATACGATCAATCACACTAGCGTCCACCCAAAACGATCCATCTGGTTGGTTATGTCGTTTAGGCCCATCAATCCAGGTCGATCCCCAGCTATTAATTATGAGCCCACCTGGGCGATCCGTACTGTCATCTATGCCAGCTAAACACATGCTATGCATCCAAGATTTGCGACTTGGTGCTAGAAAACCATCCTTATCTCGACCACCCTTAATAATAAATCCTTGGCTACTTGACAAAATTACTGGGTAACCATTAAAAATACAGTCCCTAGCTTCTTCCCAACTTCGGACTAAAGTTATACATCCGACAGGGTGTACTTTACATAGCGGTTTCAACTCAGCAGGTAAATCTTTACTGCCTAGATCATCAGCCATATCTCCGCTATAGACAGTAAAATCCCAAACATTTAAATACCGTTGCCGTAATAACAAGCCATATCTTTTTATAAACTCAGCGGCGAAAATGCCATTCATACCTTGTCGGTAGTATTTATGGTAATCTTTTCGCCCAATTTCACGACCGCCCCCGTAAATAACTTCTGTTGCGACTGGTGCCACCCACCGTTGCGGGGAATTTCGTTTAATAATTTGGATTGCAGTTAGTAAATCTACTCCTAAACCAAAAGAATGGCTAACACAATCACCAGTTTCCTGGTCATGTGGAACAAAAGGTCTCCCAGTAACTTGCTCTAAGAATGGCCATAATAACGCAATCTGACCCTTTCCAGTACCGCGAATGTCTTCATTTACTTGGCTTAAATATGGATTTTTTGTATTTTGAACAAAATATCGTGTTACGCTAGGGTCATTTTTCCAGCCAGCTTCAACAGTAACTTCTTGATAAGCTTTTTCGGACAGAGTTAATGTGTCTTTATTTAATGTATCAGTACCAAATAAAAACGAGACGCAAGCACTGATTAAACCAAATACTGCTACAAAAAATAAGCGTGGTAGCATAGCTCTTCCTTATTTAGAGATGATTGACAAACCAGCTGAAATTTCACCCCAAACTTGAGCGTGCTGTTCTGGTGTAACCAATAATCCTGCTTCAGCTTGAGTACGCATTTCTTTTTGAAGTTGTTCCAGGAATGGCACCCAAGTGGTAATGGAATTTCCTAAAGTAGCTTGATTAGCAGCTTTTGTGGCAGCGATTATTTGTTCTGCTGTAACTAGCTTACCGCTTGTGATATCAGCTTGAATTGTAGCAAAACTAACTGATAATTTAGCAGCTTCTGCCTTTTTATTAGGAGAATTGACAAGTTTTGTCCATTCAACAACTTTACCCTTTAAACCAGTGGTTGGATTCACTGGTGTAACAGGATTCACTGGGTTAGCGGGATCATTTGTACCAACAGTTATAATAACAACTTTTACATCAACATCGTTATCATTTGCACATGCCACTATAAATGTATAGTCGCCAGGTGATCCAGATGAAAAAACAACTCGTCGGCCATCGTCATAGACTTCAAAATCAGTGCCCTCTGGAAGCGCAGTCCATTTAAATGTCTTACCAGATGATTTTGTAACCTCCAAGCGTGCTAACTGCCCTACTTTGACTGCTTTTATACCTTCAACTATAATCTCAGCTTTAGCATTAACCACTGGCCCAGGAGTAATATCATAATCTACGGGAGTTTTTACAGCATATTTCTGCCAGAGAACTTGCCCCCCTATACTAACTCCTAGCACTACTGCTAAAAAAATTGCAATATTCTTGATTTTTTCCATTTTCTCTCCCGCAATAACTATTCTATTCTCGAACTCTAGGTCTCATGCACTTATGCAAGCATTATGGCCTCTATAAATATTGCAGTCATTACAAGGCTAAAATTGCATAAAATCCCTACTTTTTAAAAAGTATACCTAAGTAATTTTATAATCAATTAACCTGTCACTTCGACCAGTTCGATTCTAGCCACCCAATTTATTGTATTATTAGTGTTACCAGTGGCTTGTAATTTTAATGATTGATTAGTGGTATCTTCTAAAATATCAAAATTCCATCCAAAATCATTAATAAATGAATAAGTCATATCTTGATTAAGGATAGTAATATTGCCACCAGTATTTCTCGTTATCAGTGCTTCTATGTGCCAACCATTAACTGTATAGTCATCATTTATTTGTCTCGCAACACACTTAATAGTTATATACCAAGATGTGTCAACTGGTATTGTTAGCCTGTCATCTACCCCGTCTAAAAATAATTCTGAAGTAGTATCATCTGTTGTTTGTAGCCGTGCTATTAAAATACTAGTTTGAGCATCCCCATTACTTGTGATTTTACCAGAAGCCTGTGCTTTTTGTCCATATCTACTGGCTACAGACTCTTTTCCACAGGCTGTACTATACAAACCACTACAAGTATTGGCATCACCACCTATAATAGATGAGTAATTAGCACTTATTGAATGGTTAGAACCACCACCTATAAAATCATAACTGCTTGTTATAGTGTTATCTATACCACCAACAATAGTCGAATAAGTACAGCCAGCTAATAGTGTAATATCATTATTATAACCACCACCTACTGTACAGAATTGACCTCTAATAGAGTGGTTCTGCCCGCCCAGAATACTATTATATCCATTATTTGTTGATGCAGCAACTAATACATTAGAGTTACCACCACCAATTATATTATAATCACCAGTTCCAGTTGGCTCTTTATTAGCATATCCGCCAACAATAATATTACACGTATTAGAACTACCAGTAAT